TGCCCAGCCGGTTCCCGGGGCCCACCTAGCTTGACCCTCTGATCATTCTCTCCAAGCAATTTCAACGACTAACATAGGATCTTCACAAGCAGTTGAAGCCTGAAACTTACATTGCAAATAGTCACCTTCATTCAGATCCACATTCAAAGAGGTATCATGATTACCAAGCGCCGAACTTACACTAAGAGTTGCAATGTTAGAAGCGCTGTCATTTTTTCTCAACTGGAACGTTCCTGTTCCCGTAGAATCGAACTGTCCTGACAAGGACAAAATAACCGCGTTGCGGGGTAGTCTGAAGCCGCTATTATTTGAAGGTAAACTACCGCCGCCGAAATGAAGCCATTGTCTTCTTGTCCTGCCTCTACGCCCAAAAGTGAGAAGCATGCGGTTTATACTTATCCACTTTGATCGAGTAGCGTCATAGACATAGACAATGCCATCCTTAACCGCAATTTGACCATCTGCTAGTCCTGTTGTGGGTAAGCTGGACTGGGGGACGATTTCCAGAGGTGCGTTTGTTGCACTGCTCGCGTCAATTTTAACCGCGCCAGCATCTGCTGTAATGGTTCGACCTGCTCCAGCGCCACCCTCGTCGTACGCTTCATCTAATGTGTTTCCTTGACCAGAAAGGTTGCCCAACTGAGTGTCAATGGATGCAATCGTACTTTCTAAGTCGGTAGGTGTACCTGGGATGTTAGAATATGTTCCCTCAACGTCGATCTCTGACGCATCGTGTTTATGCGGGCCTCCGTCAAAGTGACCAGCATAATCAACATCACCGATCTTGTGCCATTTGTTATCGGAAGTATCGTAGATGTACTGTGCTGACTTATCATCACCATCATCGTCAACGACTACCATATCGTCGTCATTAGCTTGCCCTTCATCTGACCAGCTTGAACCGTCGAACGAGTAAATATTCTCTGTAGAACTCGCAAGGTTTATAACACGGTCGCCACTTGCTGCTGCTCCTTCGTCCTGCCATGTAGAACCGTCCCATTTGTAGTAATGGTTATCACCTGTATTAACGTAAACATCGCCTACATCAGGAGAACCAGGAGCTGTGCTCGTTATATCTAGGACACGATACTTAACAGGGTCAATCCAGTGACCAGAACCGATAGCAGGAGCATTCGTAATGTTATCCCAGTGAACTTGCGCCTGTCCTGAAGTTTGTAACTGTGTTTTAGTGTAGAAGTCGTCGTGTAACTTTTTCAAATTCTCTAGCGAGAGATACTCAACACCTTCGGTAGCAGAGAGATCATTTGTCCCATCATTTACAACAAGATCCCCGTTACTAACGAGGTCTCTAAGATCGTCAGAACCAGCAATCTCATCGTACGTGTACTCATCAGACAGAGTAACGGTATCTCCATCAGCAATGACAAGACCCAGATCTTCAATTGTTTGGTCGCTACCACTGTTGTTCTTAATAATAACAGTCCACATTGCCATAGGCCTTACCCTCCTTTAAGAAAATTAGACTCTCCAACAAACTTCTACCATCACGATCGGGTAGCTAACCGACGGCGATGGTATAACTCTACATTGGAGACAGTCACCACTATTAATTTCAATATCTAGACCGTCTTGAGTCAAGCCGTTTTGGGAGCTGAGAGTCAAAGTGTGAATAATACTAGAGGAGTTTTTCCTAATCTGAAAAGTTGCGGACCCATTTTGGGAAAGTTGAACTGTGACTGCCGTTATAACTCCATCACGAGGAATTCGGTAACCAGAATAAGGCGTTTTTACTTTTCCTATCAATCCCATCCAACGGGGTGACTTAACATTCTTATGATTGATGCCGAAACCTACAGCTTGACGGAGGGTACTTATCCACTTACTTCTAGAGGAATCGTAGAGATATAAAATACCATTTACTTGCTTTAGCGGTACAGGCTGAAGAGTATCTCTTAACACGGCTCACATCCATCTTACTTCGAAATAGTCAGAAATTCCGTAGCTAATGGTGACTTGTACTCTATTACTTCATACCTTGGAATTATTTCGTGTCTCCATTTTACGGTAACGTTTCCATGCCCTACGACCGAAGAGTCTTACTGCCCAATACATCACGAGTCGTTTCCACTTGGGTACAGTCAAAACTTCCATTGCTTCTAGAAAGAGATCATCACACCTCTTTCTAGTACAAAAACCTTTATAGTAACAGAAATCGTGAAGAACAGCGGCCTTTCCGTAACGATTATATGGTGGAAGGATACTCCAGAAGATTCGAGGAACACTAGCAAAATCGGTCACAAAGCCTTTTGGTACCCTTATTACCTCAGAACTCGGATAACTTCCTATGTGATACTCAAACGGCTCTACCAATCTCCAGCGTCTAGCGTCTATAGGCTCTACTATCAGAGGTGTTGTGAACTGACTCATGTTAACACCCGAGGATGAATTCCTTAGATTAAGGCCCGTAACCTACGTCAATTACTTGCTATTCAGGTTTGACGCCTTTCTTAGCGGAACCTCTAGCAATGGAATAACCAAACGAAGCAGCAACCATACCAACTACCCCACCTAGTTGAACGACTGCTTGTGTTACTGTGGACGCTTGCTCCGGAGTAAAAACTCCAAGAGCTGCAAGAAGGGCAACCACTTTCGCAGCAACGGTCACCCAAAACTCTGTAGTTTTATAACCCGGTTTTGTCTCCATAGGCAATCCCTCCTAAAATTAGTTCTTCCGGGTTACGGGCCTTAACTACATTGCACCAATCCCTCACTTATCGTAACCTTATACCGTCAGCCGGAGAGGGAGGCACAAAATATTGTACGCCGAACTCCTCTCCGTTAGCAACCACGTTGGGATCATTGGACCAACTGATAGCGGACTCACTGATTTGTGTATCATTAGCATCGAAACGCAAGGCACGAACTCCAACGAAGTAGCGACCTTCTTCAGATAGCGTAATTGTATACTGTGTCTCGGAAATAGGATCTGTAGTCACTTCTTGAGCTTGGGCATCAGGAGCATCTCGTTTGATATAAACACGGTACTTAAGTGAATTGTCACTGGGAATAGGATTCCCATTTGACAGTGTCGTGGGTGCGTCCCATACTACTGTAACCTGATTAGTCACGTGCCAATTCACTTGCTGAGCAAATGCAGCTACTGAGAAAAGAAAGGCGCCGATTAAAACGGAAAGAAAAATTGTTTTTTTCATCGAAAAAAACCTCCTTTAAGCTTTAAGTAATTTTCCGAGCCCTTTCTTTGAATCCTAATCACGAATATAAAGCACAAACTCACCCCATACAATCCCATGTGGATGGAGGGGATCGTAAACGATCAATCGAGCAACAAATTTCCCTGTAGGTAAGGTACCCGAATACTTATTTAAGTCAATCACCACTCGTCCTCTCTCCAACGAACCGGCCCACTGTATCAACTCGGGGTAATCCTCAGTCGAAAGAGTAGTAACTCCCCTAATCTCCAACGCCATTTTTGTGACTGGAGAAAGATCAACAGCTGCACCGTTAGACTTCAAAAGTAGGTCTATGCTGTTGTCATGACCTAAGTAGAAGACTTCGACTATCATTTTTTCAAAAAGCCTCGCACTGCTAAAAATTAATTTTAGAAAAATGTAAAAGCTCGTACTATTAGTCCATACTTATGTTGAAATCACCAACAGGAAATCGATAAGTATCTCCGTCACCAACCTCTTGATCTGCAACGTTATTGTCGTAGAACAACACATTACCCCCACTCGAAGCGTCCACTAGAGCAGTAGCTACTATAGTACCCCAAGAACCTCCTGAAGCAGGGCCCACGTCAATGTTATCCACGTTCTCAATAGTACCATTCGAGACGGTACCCCACGCAGGAGAACTGCCTCCACTAGGATTCACCAACACTCTAGAGTAGCCGTTTCCCAACGGTTCAGAAATAGTTGACCCCGTATCACTATCACTAACAGTGGACGTAGTAAGGGCTACGTAAGTAGAAGGTGACGTGTAGGTTTGGTTACGAAATACAAAATCAAGCAACGCATTGGCAAGGTAGTCGGAAATGTACCCTGCACTGAATTCTATATACACTTCGCCCGAAGCTATTGTGGGAACATTACCCTCGTAAACTGTCTTAGCCGATGCTAAATCACCATAAGCTAACATATTACCACCTGTACTAGCATCAAAAAGAGCCCAGTGAGTAACGGTGCCCCAATCAGCGGTAGCTTGGGGAAACTCCACATCAGCATCTTGAGTCACTCTCCTATTAGAAGCGGCTCCAAATGTAATAGGTTGTCTAGCATAACCACCTCCAGATGGTTCACTCACCCCAGAACCATCATCTTGAGGATCTGCAGTAGACAAAGCTATGTAAATAGTAGTAGGTGGCGTGTATGTATTTTGATTTAGAACATGATCTAGTAAAGCATTCTCTAAGTAATCTGATAGTGATCCCATTTTTTAAACCTCCTCTATGACTCGCTTTGGCGTAAGCGACTCTATGGACGTGTCTACAATCAAACCCATGGTAGTGATCAACTCAACTACTCCAGTTAAGGTCGTACTATCTATTCCTGCGGAAACCGATCTCAGTACTGTAAGTAACATATCTGCGGCAACAACGTCAGAGGTAATATCTACAGCAAGTGTCTTTAGAATCGCGAGAGCTGCCTGAGCAACCTGAGCAGTAGTTACAATCTCTACTTGCCCAATTTTAACGATTACTAACTCGGCACTGTCCGACGTCGAAACAGTAACCTGAATAGCAGAAGTAATAGAGCGAATTAGCTCAAGTACTACAACATGTGAAGCGGTGCGGACTTGAACCTCAGTTGAAATCGGTCTTAATACCAAAAGCTTCGCATTACTGGTAAGGACTTGTGAAGCAATGTTAGCGACCGCCTCAACGAGTGCAACAATAGAAAGTTCAGCAGAATCAGAAGAGGAAGTCTTAACCTCGATCAGTGTTGACAATTCGCGTAGTACATTCGAACTAACCTTACTAGAAGTAGTACTTAGAGAGCTAAAAGAAGCCGATGAGTACCTAAACACACTAAACAGTGTAGTCGAAGTGAGAGACGTCGACAGTATATCAGCTACAGCAGTAAGTACTTCACCTCCGCTCACATACTCGTCTGCTCCAATGTCCCAAGGAGCAGAGCGAGTTTCACCGTCTATATCGTCAGTAAAACCTTCTGATGAAAGGTCTACGCCCGCATCCCTTAAGTCAGTGTCGGTAGACTTTAAGTGAAAATCCCCATTAGGGTAGTCGACGAAAACTAATGACCAATCGCTAGGAACTACCGCATTTGTTCCGTCTCCGTCGTCTGAAGCACAGTGATCAATCGTAGATACATTACTGAAGTCGTCTGAATTTCCAAAAACTGCACAATTCTGGACAATGACATCGGGACTTCCGCTTTGATTAAAAATCCCTATACCAAAGTTGTAAACCGTGCAGTTGAAAATTTCGACAGTATCATTTGAAGCCGCTCCTATACGAATCCCAGCTTCTCCCGTAGAGCTACCATCTTGATAGATTACACAATTCCGAATTTTAAATGCTGTTGTAGTGTCGTTGGGATCGTAAATGTTTATTCCATAACCTTTCGTTGATTTAGCCGTTAACCGGATGATTGATTTATCTATGACTACGTCACCGGACGTACACCACTCTAGAAGCAAGGGGTAGCGAGCATAAACATGGCCACTTTGCACCTTGTGTGTCGCGTGTATTTGCAGCCCTATAATGTAAACCCAGCCCTGCCGTACATAGAGACCGTTATTTGTGCCTGGATCAAGTCGGTAACTACTATCGTTCCACTTCCCATCGTGCCTGTAGCCTTCATCCGGGTCAGTCCATACTTTAATGTAGCAATCACTGTTAGTAGTCCAACCTTCAATAGTTACGGTTGTCGCGTCAGCAGAACCGTTTGTACATCGACATTTAGCAACTGCTATCTCGTCAGCGGCAACGAGATCTCTCTGTTCGCCCGCTTCCCAAGCAGCTAAACTGGTGTAGTCTGTACCAGGACCGTTATCAGGATCTACTATTTTTACGACTTCAGTAGCCATCTTACTTAGCTAACTCTGCTAAAGTTGTTGTTATATTCTGTGGTTTGTCTGTTATGCTAATCTTGTCACTCGTTAGTTCAGCAACTACTTCTTTCTGCAAGGTGTCCTCAATGTTTTCAACATTGATTCTGTGTCTGCGCCGGGCTACGACGTGTCTGATAGGCTCCGTCCTTGTTACGATCTGGTAACTGGGAGATAGTCCATAGTCCTGTAGCCTCTTCAAAACAGCATTGGCTAGAGCCTGGCAGGCTTTGGATGCGGTCTCTGCATCGGGGCCTTCTGCCATCACTCCTAGTTCAGGAGACTCGGCGATGTAACGATTGCCTAACTCAATTTCGTCTTCTTTCGTCAAGAACTCTAGCTCGTCAGTTCCTTTGTCAGGCACACGTAAAATGTAAAACTTCTTTTTGTTCAACTCCTCTTTACCCCACTTCCAGCCATCAGGCTTACGAACAACAACGTCGCCTTTCTTGTAGCATCCTCGCAAGTCTTTAATTGGATCAGGGTTTGTTGTGTCGCTGGCTTTGATAAGCAGTTCTGCCATTTTTCTAAAAAACCTCCTGATTGAAGGTAATGAATTGCAATTGTAGCTTTTTACAAGTCGGCCAACGCAGAGAAGCACGAAACTAAAGTGATCACCGTTCTTACAACACTCTGCTATTCCTAACGCGAGTAAGCGCTTATTGTTGGTTCCCCTTCTTGACGGAACCTCTTGCAACTGAATAACCAAATGCTGCTACCACAACACCAACTACTCCTACCAATTGAGTGATGGCTCGTGTAACAGCTGAAACTTGTTCAGGAGTGAATACGCCTAAAGCTGCAAGAAGTGCGATCACCTTCGCCACTATAGTTACCCAAAATTCAGTAGTTTTGTATCCTGGTTTAATCTCCACCTTAATTACCTCCTGTTTTAGAATTAGTACGTCCTACGAACTTTATAGAGAAAGCCACGATGTTTAGCATCTGGGTCATGTGACTACTGATTTAACCTCCTCCCATTTTAATAACATTCCAGTATCGTTAAATGAAACTTATCAAAATCTTTCATAACCTCCATAAACCTTTTAAACGTCTTACCTGAATTTAAGATGGCTCTATCACCGTGCAACTTTCCATAATGCTCCGCTAAAAGAATACACCCAGCAGTATCCTCAACTTCATTGCCTGGGTGGAATAGAATACCAGTACGACCTGGGACGTTCGTAACCATAAAAGTCTCGCCAAAGCGATTAGAAACGTGCCTTCTACATACGTACTGTTGAGCTGGTATGCACGAGACTCCCGGCATGTTGAATCGATCCGCGGGTTCGAGAGTTACACAAAAGACTTGCTTCTGAATACGGAGCACCCCAAAAGTGCCATAAGATTCATTCTCCTCTAACCTTACGATTTCAACAACAGGATACTCTATCATAAGCTTACCTCCTTTTAATCACTCAGAACTCCGCAACCACCAGTCTTACGGAGTTCTCCTAGCAATTCGTTAATTTTTGCTTTCAAAGCGTCGCAGTAGTCAATAGTCCCAATCAAAACAGAGTGGATAGAAGTGACATCAGCTCTTAGAGCATTATAGTCACTTTTTATCTCGTTTACCAAGGGCACGAGGTCGTTATACTTGGATTTCAGATCGTTAATCAAATCTCTCTCATTCGCGTCATACGTTAAGTCCGCGTCTCCTAAAGTAACGGCCGCGGCATCGGCGTAGGTAACCGCAGTAGACGTAATAGCAGATGGATCACTCTGAGAAACATCAACATCAATCACCTGAGCGGTCCCAAAACTATCGCTCGCTCCTACTATATGTAAGCCCCCTACTTCTGCAGTCCTAGTACTAGCAAAGTCACATCCTAGAGACACAAGTAGGAGTGTAGTTGAAGAAACAGCAATCCCAACACACTGAACTATATTCGACCCAGTAGGCCGTGTTGAAGTAATCCCTCCATTTGTACCTACGAAATACTTGGATCCAACTGTAAGCCCTGAGAACAGCGCAGCGCGTCCATCAAACTGAATCCACACATCGTTACCTGCAGAGGCATCCTTATAAACAAACCCTACACAGGGCATGGTACTATCAGAAGTATTACTTGCTCTATAGGCTCTTTGGTCACTTGCAATGTAAACAGCTTGTCCTTTAGAAAGGTTTTCCCCGGCCGTGACAGAATAACAAGGAGCGCCTATTGCATCTCTTACCTTTTGAGTGTTTCCTGTACAGATAGCATCCCACCCAATTACATTCCCCATCTCCTCAAACTCATAAGGCTCTAAGAATCCCATCTACTAACCTCCTTAGCGTAGTACTGTTAATTCAACAGTATCTGCTTCGCATACACTGTTTCTTGGCGTAATTTTAATCGTGAAGTTCTTACTAAGCACGCCGTCTGAAGATTGCAGCGTGGATGTGTAGTCATACGACGTAGTTGTACCATCTAATACTTCTTCCCTCACTTGGGTAGCGCCGTCATAGATCTCCAACCGAATCTGGTCATAATCGGGAGTAGGATCATGCGGTTTTTGCTGACTTGGAAAATGAAATCCTGCGCCATCTCTGGACTGATTTCTCCAACTAATGCTGACATCATCGCCTGAAGAAACGTGATGATTATTACCTTGTCCATTAACCTGGAGATTACAAATTGGTAGTGGCCTAAAAGGGTTGCCCTTATACGTGAAGGAGTCTGTTTCCGCGTGCTCTGTATCATCGATTTCCGCCCCAAGGAAGTGATGTCGAGGGACCATATCGACATCAAGAACCTGGTTGGCAAAAGGGGCGAACGTACTCCTATCTGTAGTGACAGGGGCATTGTAATTTAAGTAAAACACGTCCGTCCCAGCGGAATGTGAAGCAATAGCTGTCTTGAAGAATCCTCTAATTACTCCTACAAAATGGTACCCACTATCGTCTACACTCACATCCCTAACCGAAATTATCTCGTTATTGATCAACAATAACAAAGAACCGGCGAACCAACCAGCATCGCTAGATCCAAGCAACGAAAAAGCGACGTCACTTGTAACGTCGATTTGATAAGTTCGAGAAGACTTATGAGTAATAGAGACATCGTGAGTTAGCGTTCCTAGATAGTTAACCAAAATCTCCGTCGTAACGAGATTTAAAGAATCGTAACTCAAAGTAACTGAACAACCTTTTAAGTAAGGGTTACTTAGATCAGGTTTACACCAGAAGTAAACGCCTCCGATCGGATTTTCAAGATAACCCCAAGAAATCCAACTACTCTCGAAGTCTTGAGTAACCACCCCCGGACCGACAGAAGGAATGTCTGACATGTCAACGGGTTCTGCCTCAACAAGCTCTATAGCCTCAATCTCATAAATACCTACTCCCTTTCGAACAATCGACGTAACTCGGAATGTGCCTGTTACTCCAAACTGGTCGGAGTCAATCTCTATGATCTGGTAAGGCTCAATAGATGCAGTAGTTGTAAAGGTAGCTTTAATACGAGGAAACGTGACTTCGGTCATCTTACGATCAAGAACTTTCTTCGCAATAGTATCAGAAGCAATGACTCTATAACTAAACTCGTTCAGTTTAAAATTACCTGCGACTGCTTCGGTGCCGTGGTCGATCTGATAAATCCAATTCGTCTCATAATCATTGTGAGGATCAATCCACTCTAACGAAGCTGCACAATGAACTGCGGTCCAAAGATTCCCTTCGAGTGACAGATTGTCAATGTCATCGTCGGTCAGAGTTAGTGTAGCAGACCCCGTATTTCTAATTACCTTAACGTGAATTTTGTTTTGATACCAATAAAGTTTAGCACCACACCAATCTAAGATCTCTCTTATTACCTGCCCAAGATCGGCCGAAGTTGAAACTACATATGACCCTCCAATTCCCTCCGACGCAAGGGTATTTCCTGCCGCTATAAACGAATCTTTGTCAACTAAGCTCTCTGGAATGTTCAAATACCAACGATCTGTTAGAATGTAGTAAAGGACTTGCATCAGATTAGCGTCATCTCCAACTTTCTTTCCAAGCGAAGTCAAGGGTTGAACGAACCTTTTCAACTCACACTGTGGGTGAATAGGGGATGGAGATTGTCCTAAACAAATGTTTAGTGTAGCATACGCCACGTTACGATAGTTTAACAAGTTGGAGCTGTCATGAAGGGCGGTGTCGTGAGAATGCCGAGTCTGTGTAGACGTGCCATAGTACCAGTGACCTCCGAGGTACTTACCTCGTTCGCCCCGATCACACCCCGAAGAAGGGTGATCTATATCCACTCGAGTGGTTTCAAGAATCAACTTTGTAAACTCATCAACTGGACCTATAGAAAAGGCCCAGCGGGCAACCATCATGTAGGTGTAATAAGTAATTTCTGTCTTAGCCTTACCAGAACCAACCTCTTTCTTATGTTCAATCTCTTGAAATGACCGCTTGAAACGGCCGTATGCCTCTACCTTAGGGACCATATCAATCATAACACCAGCGACCTGGCCCCTTCCAAAAACAGAGGGAATCGCAAGCCCAACCCTGTTGCGAGGAATCTTTACCTCATTAGCACTTTGGTCACCCGGGCTGTCCTCAGTCTTAGGTGGTCCCGCCAAAAAGTAGCTCGCGAGAAACAGTACCGCGTAAATTGCTAGAGTTGCAAAGACTGCCATTCCCTAAACGAAAATCCTCCCCACGTAATTGCAAAGTCAAATTTAAACACAGGTGTGATAGTAACACACTCCTTCGGGAAAGATGTAATAAACTGACCTCCTACAAACAAAGCACTTTCAACATCAAAATTTCTTCCTATAATTCTTAATACCCAATCTCCACACTTCAAATCCGCCGGATCAGTCGTCTCAACAAGGCGTCCACCACTTTCTTCCTGAATAAACGCTTTGAATTTGTGTACGCCCTCTTTCCTAAGAATCCTAAGCGCCGATGTAGTATGGATCACTCTAAACTGATCTTCCGAAATCAAACCACTCTCTTGTACTATGCGTAATGAGACTCCAAAGCAATCAATTCCCTTAAGAGAAGTACCTCCGAGCTTAAAAGGAGTATTAACCCACTTCTGTGCTAATTGATAATAATAACAATTCTCACACTTCACAAGGACACCTAAAATTGACTTTAGAAATTTTGTAGTCAAATTCAAAATCAGCAGCCCACTGAACTCCAGTTACAGGCCTGGCAACAAGAAACTTATCGGACACGTAAACCGCGGCGAACATTTCTCTATAGCGTCCGATGTCTCGTACCACAATATCCCCACACTTTACACTTTTATCTCCAATTACCACCACGTAATCGTCACCAAAAGCATGTGCCAGCTGCCGTAAGAACTCTTGATGGTCTTGGCGAAATAATTTAAGCATTCGTGCGTTGTAAATATCCAGAAACGTTTCCCTAGAAAGAAGACCTACATCTACCAAGATTGAAAAAGGCGCACTCACACAATCGGCACCCCTACCCTTAACACAATCCCTAAGCTTGAACGGAGTACCAATCCATTCGCTAGCTTTCTTAAAAAATACACAGTTACTACACTTACTTCTTTCCACCTGTCGCAGTCTTTCCCTGTCTTCCCCTTAAAGTTGAACTTTCTGTGGGAGTATGAGGAAAACCTAAGTAGTTATCCAAATTGTTAAACTTGTCTCTACAAGTTGCAATCGACTTATCACAGCCAGCGTAAACAGTAACGACATCTCCTACAGACAAATCACGAGTAGCAAACCTCACTACTACAGAACCCGCATCATTAGAAACTATGCTCCTAACTTCCGTCGGCGCAACTAACTTCCCGTACTTCAGAAAATTATTTGGAACGGGATCTGGGAAGTTTGAACCTCGAGTAGTATAGTCAATTGAAATAGTCCGCCCACTGATTCCAGCTACTATCCCAGAAGCAGAATAAGAATCCCAAGCAACCCCACACTCATCCAATGTTCGAATGCACCCTAAAGAAAGGCGCATGCGATTCGCCGACCTAAGTCCCAATGACACCATGCTCTCAACTTCGAGTTCGACGAAGTGAAGGTCGATTTTAAACTTAGTAACATTACCTTGATAAAACTCTGACCACGTTGCTGTGTCCGTATCAATTTCAACGGCGTGTACTGTTACAGGCCCAACTCGATTTACAAGGTAACTTGAGAGATTGGGTACCTTATCCCGTAAAATCTTAATAGTAAACGCTTCTTTCCGATCTACACCAGAAAGTTCGTATGAAATATCAGACGTGATAAGAGGTTCCCAAGTAATAGAGTCATTAGTCGTAAACGGGAAGTTGGTCGCAATCAAATAGTCTGTGTGCGTGCCATAAACGAGAATTACGCCGTCAAACTTCAACGAGAACCTCCTTCAAATAGGACTCTATCTCCTCAAAAAATACCTCAGGATTGAAATCTTGGCACTTCAAACCAAAAGGACACACAAAATTGTCAGGAACTCCCGGCCAAGGACGTCGACATGGATACAAATCACAACGGTTAGGTGACTGAACTGAAATGTGTAAAGGATAGGACAACTGTTTCGGGTCCGTAGACGTAAAGATAAAGAAACCTTTCTTTCCCAGTGCAGCTCCAGCGTGGCAAAGCCAACTATCTACACCCACTAGAGCATCCGCTTCTGACACGAGAGAAATGGAAAACCTTAAGTTCAAGTCAGGATGCTCAAACCCAGGTAAAGAGGGTTGAGACAAGCCACGTAATACGAGTACAGTACCAAAATTGCTCAAGAACCGGGCTACCTCTAATGCTTGTTCTCTACTCAAAGAACGTTGACCTGAAGAGAAAGGGTCGGATACGTTAGTAGAGGCTCCAAAAGGTTGGAACAAGATAACAGGGCGCCCTTTCCGATCAAGATAAGCTCGTGCATCCTCCTTCTCTTTATCAGTTAAGTAAAGCTTCGGAGTAGCACCTTGTACAAGTTCAACATCGCAAGCCCTAAATATTGCTTCAATGAGGGTGATTTCTCCGCGACGGTAATCCGCAACGTAGTAAGGTTCAACTTTCCTTATGTCAAACTCACTTAGTACCCTAAAGTTGGAAGAAGGCCACGGTACACATTCCTTTACACAGGGGTTGTTCTCAAAGGCAACCGGAAATGAACATAAAACGGTTGGTTTGGGGTCAAGATAAGGGAGAACCGCAGTGAAAGCAATATTTTTCCCTAACCCGCCAGTAAACTCGAACGCTATCTTAGTCATTTGCTTCCTCCCAAGTAACGGTTACAAAACAGCCGTCACCTTTGAAGTCAAACTCAATAGTATCCTCTGTTAAGTAAGCGTCAATCTTAAAGTGGAGCGGGGTACCCTTCGGTGTATCTAACGACAAATTATCTTGAAGGGTAACCACACAATGATCTTCGGCAGTAACCACACCCGTAACGGTCGTGTGAACTATAGTAGACCCGTAATCAATCACCACTTTCTTGTAAGCACTCCAGATCTCAGAGTAAGTTCGAGGTATGATTTTTAACGAAGCAGAGCCTTGATAGGCATCTTCGTAAACTTGTAACTCACTAAGCCAGGTGATTATGTTGACCTTCTGATATCGCCCTTTCGCATACAAGAACAAGTCCTTAAAATCTCTCCAAGCAGTCCCAAAGAACTGGTAACTATGTGTTACAACAATCTTATCGCGTAAGCGAGAACTCAAGGGATTTTTAATGGAAGGGATACCAACTTCAAGACCTTTGACATCTCTGCTGTCAACTACGGATCCTTCAACAAGTACCGTCTTCGGTCGGGTGTACCATTGCGAGGTAGTACCTGTTAACGCGTTACAGTCTTTTGGAATTATCTCATCTACATCAATCTCAAGATTGTAAACGTTGTGTTTCACTAGAGAACGCGTCCGTCGTACGTGACCGTATCCTGTAAAGCTAGGATACACCCAAGTATCGTCCACATTATAATCGTACTGAAGCTGCCCTGCAAACTTGAGCGTTTTCGAGGCCGCATCAATTTCGGTAATCTGACCCGCTTCTAGATGACGTGAACTGCACAAAACTGCAGAATATCCTACCTCAAAGTCTGTAACATCTTCCACGACTATTTGGGTGTCGTGTTGATGAGCATTGCTCGCTAATCGTACCCTAAGAGGAAACTCGGGTACTACTACTAAATAACGAGCCGCATTGATTGCGTCATAATCGAGATCATACGCAACCTCATCAACAGCCCCTAAATGCAACGAAGACGAGCGAACAGGATAATAAAGCTTAGGAATGCGTACGGGCTTACTTGCCAAGTTGTGAACTAGTTCTGTTTCAAACTTGAACTTTATCTTCTGAAAAGTATGAGGTGTGTTCCATTGATCATACTTCCTTGGTTTCAAGAGTACTATAGCGAACGTAGCAGAAACATAACAGATAGCATCTCCTACCGTATCGAAGTGGAAGTAAATAGGCGCATCTACTACTCTCACAGCCCCAACTTGTGCTACATTCACAAGACCTTCCATTTCAGCGCCGGGCGCCATCGTACAAGGAAGAGGTTCAGGAAGAGTTACCGAAAATGTAGGATCTGAAGAAGAAACAGATTGCAAATCATGAGAGGTATCTTCGTATCGATGTAAGATGTGGATCAACCTAGACGAGCCTACCTTAGTAAACCCAAAATCAATTTTCGTGGGAATTACGTAAACTCTGTTCCAGAAGAAATTCTTCGGTTTGTCCTCAATCGTTTTACCTGCATAAGATGAAGGAGTTTGTGAATACGGTGTACCTACTATTACGCCCCAGTAGTACCGTTGAGGGGAGAAAAATGTGTCGTAACGACGATCCTTCGAAATACGCGAATAGTTAATACCCTCCTGTCCTTTAGATACAGGTTCGCCGCACGCATAAGGCCACCACCACCAAGGACGTTCACGCGTAGAAGGAGGAACGAACCGATAATCACCTTCAGGACCATCCCAATGTTGAATCATGTGGGGGGTTACGAGCTGATAAGATCGAATTTGGTTGGCTATTAAGGTCAGCGCATCGGCAAATACCTTGTTCTTAACTTTAGTAAGATCACCTCTCCAAATTCTAAGGAACACACGAAAAGTGGAAGTAAGGTAATGTTTAGAATTGTAAGCAATCTCGTAAAGGCGATTTCGGATGTAAGAAATAGCTTGATGCCAGACAAGGCCGACGAGCTGCTCTTCACTCCCTGCAGTAGAGAAAGACGGCTCAGGTGAGATGTATTTTCTAACTAGAACCTTCCCTGGGTAACTCGTCGTTGTGTAGCCGTAGTTGTTGTACAGGTCTGAAATTTCGTCCTGGTTTAGAGCCTTATTGTAAATACGGACTTCGTCGATGATGCCGTTGAAATACTCATCACCACCGGGGTGATTGAGTCCTATCGAGAACCACCGATCATCACTGAGAGGAAGAGTTGAAATTGACCAAGTGGCAGAGTTATCAAGCACCCCATCAACATAAATCTCGGCGTCTCCATGATCAAACACACCGATAACGTGATACCAAATTCCTGTATTTAAGGTAGATTGCGTAAATAGCTGTTGCCAGTCATCAGGCCAGTTGCTCGTGAAAGCAAATCTATTAGGTGAGTTGCGAGTAGAAAGAGCATAAGTCTCCTTAGATTCACCATAAGTAACTATACCACCAACTTGTACAAAATCATTGACTTTCACTCGCGCTTCGATAGTAAGTGTGTCAGTAATATCCAAACTTTCATCATTCCCACAATTCACGTAATCGTTGCTCCCGTCAAAACTCAAAGCCTTACCAAACTTTCCATCGACCCAAGTAGGACCATTAACTAAAGTTCCGTCATTACCATTTCCAGAGGTATCATGAGCAGTAGTCCCAGAACCTTCATCGAGATGCCAACTTCCTGCAACTCCATCTATTACCCTAATAAAAGTATCCACAGCATCACTTACGTTAACTGCTTCAGAATTTCCGTAGTAACAGTAAATATTTACAGCTGAATCTAAATTATCATTTATCTTAACCCAACAATAAGCCACTCTAGTAGGTGCTGTTCCTACTACTTTCTCGACCCAGAAATCTAAAAAGGTAGTACCATCATCGTCCACGAAACGAAGGTCCCCTGAATCATTGGTTCCTGAAGGAAACCTGGCAGAGTGTCCTTCAACATGGAAATTGTAGTCACTGGCTCCAGCGCTTTCTCCTACTTTTAAAAGGACCTGATAACCTGTCCCTGCGCCAGGGGAACCGGAGATGGTAATTTTCTTCCTGTAACTCCACGACGCTAAATTCTCACAAACAGTTACCAAGTCATTGAACAAAGAATAATAAGTTGCCTTGATCCAAGCGTCGGAACGAGCTACGTTAGAAATTCTGACTTCGTCTATCAAACCGTCTGCAAAAGAGGTAGGTGTGGCTTGAGGAGAACATGCAATTACAACAGTAGAAAGAGACTGCGGCGACCACGTACCTCCTGTAGCCGCTGTTACGTTAGCGTCATTTATAAAAACAGCAGCATTGGACGTCGTAATAGAATCTCCAGAGGAACCTGAAAACTTACCGGCTACATACTGACAAACGTCCCAAGTAAAATCACCGGAATCCGAATCGCAGTAATTACCTTGCGTGTCCGCAAGGCGTACCCTACCGCTCGAGTTTACCCACAATGTATATTGCAGACGCCCTTCAAGAAAAGCTTGACTCCCGCCTGTAGAAGATACCTTCACGACTGACTCTATCGTAAGAGGGCCAGTAATATTCAAACTGCTATCATTCCCACAATCCACATAGTCGTCACTTCCATCGAAATCCAAAGCTTTCCCAGCTTGGCCATCAACTAAATCATCTGAAGTCATACCTCCTTGAGGAGTACCATTGTTATTGTTGCTGGTACTATCCTTGATACAACCTGATCCACCGGTTGGATCCTGTGACAAATGCCAGACACCTGCGAAACTACTATCCCAAACATGCGCAGCAACAGAATCTCCAGGGTCTCCGACATAATCAGTATTGTCAGGCGCGCCGCTATCATAACGTAAGTAGATTATAGTATCGGAAGATGAAGAAATGACCCATCCTGACTTAGAAACATGAAGGACAGCTTTCTTGTTAAGAGCGTCCCATTGCTCCACTTCCACATACAAGGGAGTAACACCGTCGTCTTCTGTCACGGCAATTTTCTTATAGTTGGGCCCGATTTCCGTAAAAACATCATTTGCATTCTCAGAGGTTAAAAAGAGTGTAACAGGAAAGTGTGTAAGATCCTCATCAATTCTAGTATGATCAATAGCAAACTTTATGTACTTAAGATACCAATATTCAAGGTCCGACAGTGTTATAGCCGAATCTAAAAGACCATACCGCGAAGCCTGTATCCACGCTTGGGAACGCGCTGTCTTCGAAATTCGGACTAACGCAATCTCCCCTGTCCACTCATCACTACTTGAAGTATCATACTTACGACCTATTACGTGCCCAACCGAAGATAAGTCTGCATCTCCGCAAGAAGAATTACTCGCAGTAGTATCCGCAGACCCGTCGATAAACAACCTTCCCGTCGTTCCTTCTAAAACCCCAACTAGATGATGATATGATCCATCACCAATTGTGGTAGTAGAAATTGGCTGTATATCATCACCCCCGTCATCTTGCTTCCATAATCTAAGGTAATTAGAGCTGTCCTTCCGGAAATGAACCAAAGGGGTTGTACCCTCGTGTCTAGCCGCATATATCACATTCCAGTCTGAATCCGACGTTTTTGCCAGAGCCTCAATAGTAAAATCACCAGTTCCAAGCCTGTCTAGGTAGTTACCGTCGTTACTAACACTAATGTAGTCATCCGTGCCATCAAAACTCTGGCCGCCTGCAAAGGAAGTGACAACCTCTTGCGGCTCGTTTGAACCCCTCTTCGAGAGAATTTTTCGTTCCCTTGTAAGAATGACTTCGTCTCGTAAGTATGACGTTTTCTCTTTGAAACTGTGAATGTCTACTAGATCCTCAACCCTGTATATTTTATGATCATGATAAGTACCAAAATAAAAGTAGTCTCCATCCCAAGCCAATCCTTCACTTTCATCTGTCACCCCAGTCCTGTACTCCACAGCATCTATACTCCCATCATCCCTGAGCACTAACTCAAAGATGGAAGCCTGGGAATCATGATCTGCTAAGAACAAAAGTCTCCCATTAACATAATCCAGCCCTTGCGGAACTCCCAAACCGCTATGGGACCACACGTCCCCTAGTGTGTAAGTTCCATCTGAATTAAGCGTAACCTCCCTAATCTTAAAAGGATAAGGAGAGGAAGTGTCAGACGTGAAAACGTAAACTACATCACCGCTCTTGTGAGCTACCAGACCTCCTTCACCATAATCAACCGACGATAAATCCCACTCCTGGAGTTTAACACCTTGCTTTGAGATCTCCCATATTTCATAAGGCTCAGAACCACCACTGCAAAAAAGGAGTGTACCATTCTTCTCGTGAATATCACCTCCTGCACAATGAGGGGGCCCGTCGAAGGACGCAACATCAGTACCATCATACTTGAATTTGTAAATAGTTCCATTCACACCTGCGCCGTTATTTCGCCCCCAGTAAAAATGGGCACCGTCTGCAGCAAGTCCCTGGTTCCCATAATTAGAGGACTTAGTCAAGAACTCGCGTAAGTCAAAACAGTCAACCATTCCCGTAGCGAGTAAGAAATCATTATCCCACACACCTGAAGCAGCATACTGCCCGGCGCGGCCTACATATCCTGTGGCCCTCTCCGCGGAGGTAATCACAAAGTTGTCAAAATAACCACTTACAGAAGGGCGAGAGCCTCCACAACTATGCTCCAAGCTCACAAGAACTGAGTCACTGTACATTTGTAGACTACCCAAACTTACCCAATCACCGGTTGTCTTGTAATAGAAATAAACAACATCTCCTTCACGAACTAAACGTAGTGTAAAATCAGTATCCGTTACATTATCCCAGTCCAGAGTGGTAGAGGAGCCTTTGTTGTATCTCGATCTAATAAACTGCTGCCCTATTACCGAATCATACCCTCTTCCAACATAGCACCAGTGGTTTCCACGATCTAAGAAATGTAGAACCAAACACATTACCCACCAATTTGTGGATGGAGCACTATCAACATGACAAGTAACTTGGATGTCAAAATTGCCCCAGAGCATTGACTTAAGAGCAACCCACTCCCACCGCGTCGAACTGTCAACTGAGACGGAAAGATGGTTGCTCTGAATAGTTGGAGAGCCCCTATCAACACGCCACTTCATTAAGTCTGGAGCGTCACCGTCCGTACCAGTAAAATCATCACTCAATTGAGTGGGGTCCGGATGCCAATCTTGATCATCAATGTCAGGATCGTAGTAAAGATAAAGCACAGTGTCGGAGGTAGACGATATATTCGGAACGCCCACCACTAACCAAGCATCCTTATTCTCAGCATCCCACTTCTCTACATTCACATACAGACGAGTTACGCCATCCTCCAATGTCACAGCGATCTTCTTTTTATGTTCGCCTAATTTATCAAAAATATCAGAAACGTCGAAATTACTAAGACCGCATGAAGATGACAAGTGCACAGGGAGAGGAAACCATTCCATGTCTGATGCAAACTTCGTATGATCAATTCTCAACTTAACTCTGTATTTAAACCCAGTTAACCAGCTCGACTCGGAAACTCTTTGCACCAAGTCATTGAACAAAGAATAATAAGTTGCCTTAATCCAAGCGTCGGAACGAACTGTATTCGAGATCCTAACTTCATCAATTAGACCTGGCCATTCATCAGTTCCAGGAACAAGTACACCTATAACCAGATCATTAGTAGACCCGGACATGGAATCATAGTTATCTACACTAAGAGTCTCTTTTACACCGTCAACGAACAAATCTCCGCTAAGAGTAGAGGAGTCATACGTTCCAGCAACGTAGTAGTCAACTCCAGCAGACCACGAATCCTTCGTGCTTTGAATATTCCCACCATGACTTCCTAGCGACAGCTTCCCGTCGGTGTTTATTACCAAATTGTAGGTGTCTTGACCTGAAGTAGGAACATGCTGTCTACTGACAATCCCCTTCGTATAGGAAAGACTCGAATCTAGTGTAATTGAGGGTCTTATGACGGCCTCAATCGTAAGAGTATCAGTAATATCAAGAACACTGTTGTTACCGCAATTTACGTAGTCGTCACTTCCATCAAAATCTAGAGCTTTCCCTACTTTTCCTTCAACCAGATCACCGGAGGTCATAGAACCCTGTGGGGTTCCATGGTTGCTATTAGATGTACTATCCTTGATACAACCCGATCCACCAGTCGGATCCTGTGACAAATGCCAGACACCTGCGAAATTACTATCCCAAACATTTGCAGCAACAGAATCTCCGGGATCTCCGACATAAGTTGTATTGTCTGCAGCGGATGCGTCATAGTAGAGATAAAAATAAGTATCGGCCGAGGATGAAATAGTCCAAGACGATCTAGAGATGTGAAGAACTGCTCGTTTGTTCGCTGAGTCCCATGCTTCAACTTCTACATAAAGTTGAGTGGTGCCATCGTCAGAAGTAGCCGCGATCTTTTTATAGTTAGAACCTAATTCATTAAAGACTGCATCAGCATTATCTTCAGTCAAGAAGAGGGTAACCGGAAAGTGAGTAAGATCAGAGTCAATCTTCGTATGATCAATCTTGAACCTGATTCTGTGTGAATATCCCGAGAGCCAGCCCATTTACTTTCTCTCCCTCAAGTACAGATTATTAACCAGGTATGGGGGTAACTGCGTAATTTTCCTCGTAATATTAAGCATATATAACAATAAAAGGGACTTCATTCGTGAAGCACG